CAGGTAATTTTTCAATTACAACTCCAACCGTCTTGGATTTTATCCATAGATTCCGTCCTCCCACCTTCATTTTTGAAAATTCTTCACGCAATTTCCCAGCTTCAGATACAACTAAAGTCTTATCTGCTTTATCCTTGGTTGCGTTCAGGATTTCCTGACGGATAGAGCCGGCTCGCACCTCAAATTCAGCCTGACTCAACTTCTGATTTAGCTTGTTCTGCGTGTCTGTCTCAAGACTCTTCACAGATTGCCGGATATTCTCAGCAGTCACGTTGAGTGCGCTGATATCCACTTTGGTTCTAAGGCCTTCAGTCAGACGATTCACACCAGCGTCGAGTGAATCAGCACGCTGTTTAAAGGTCGATTCGACTGTTGAGATTTGGCTTTCGACATCTTCAGGAGCTTCTTTTGAGCTTGTTGCCAAACTTCCGTCTTCCAGCTGGGGCGCAAGAACATCTAAATATTCTCCGACTTCAGCATTTACGAGATACACATAGCCAATTGATGCGACTCCAGCCCTATTTCTAGCGCTAGTAAACGATAGCTTTGTCCAATTTTCATCTTTTAATGTAAAGATGGGCGAAATACCCGAATTATCATTGACTTGCCAATAAGTTTGTAGCTTGACCTTTTGACCTCTTCTGCCTTTGACCCAACAAGACATCGTGTATGTGCCTTGCGAGATATAAAATCCATCTTGAGCAATACCTATTTGGTCTCTAGCATTGCTTGAGGTCAATCGTATCGCTTTATCAAAGCCAGTTGCTGGACTGTCTGATACATCAATCGTCTTTGCCGTCCCAGCGCCTGACGGTCTAAAAGTACCTGATGCCCACAATCCTCTGGCTAACATCATGCGCTTTGTACCCCGGATATAATTCCTACCCCCGACCTGCACACTCGCTATCTTACTAGAGAGCTCCTCAGCTGTCTGCGTGAGTTCTGACTTGCTGGCTTTATCCTTGGTTGCATTCAGGATTTCCTGACGGATAGAGCCGGCTCGCACCTCAAATTCAGCCTGACTCAACTTCTGATTTAGCTTGTTCTGCGTGTCTGTCTCAAGACTCTTCACAGATTGCCGGATATTTTCAGCAGTCACATTGAGTGAGCTGATATCGGCTTTGGTTCTAAGGCCTTCAGTCAGACGGCTTACACCAGCTTCGAGTGAATCAGCACGCTGTTTAAAGTTGGATTCGACCGCTGAGACACGTTCGTCTTGGTCTTCGTATGCTGGTGACCAGTCACCTGCAAGATTTCCCTCAAAAATGGCAGGGGCGCAGATTTCAACCCATACCCCCTCTTTACCGCCTACTTGAGGGCCATGGCGGCCAATGATGACCGTCTTGGCTTGATCTGTTGCGGTTTGGGTCCATTTAACCCAGCACAACTGCCAGTCTGTCGAGAGACGGATAATAGACAAGCCATCTGACGACCTTGACTTATATCCGCTGCTGTTTTCTGATGATACAACCGTGTTAGGATTGTAAAAATGACAGCGCACAGGATAGTCATTTTCACTGGCTCGTGCATAAAAGATAGCTATATACTCTGTCCCAGCCGTTGGTATAACGGTTCTTTCCACATAGCTATCCTGATATCTAGTTGCTCCTGCGACTGTTCTGATAACTTTAAAACCATTATATTCACTAACCGGCTTGTATCTCGCAAGCTCTTTTGTGCCTTTCAGCAGATTTCTGCGCCCTAAGTGCACACTCGCTATCTTACTAGAGAGCTCCTCAGCTGTCTGCGTGAGTTCTGACTTGCTGGCTTTATCCTTGGTTGCGTTCAGGATTTCCTGACGGATAGAGCCGGCTCGCACCTCAAATTCAGCCTGACTCAACTTCTGATTTAGCTTGTTCTGCGTATCTGTCTCAAGGCTCTTCACAGATTGCCGGATATTTTCAGCAGTCACATTGAGTGAGCTGATATCGGCTTTAGTTCTAAACCCTTCAGTCAGACGGCTTACACCAGCGTCGAGTGAATCAGCACGCTGCTTAAAGTTGGATTCGACTACTGAGACACGGTCTTCTTGGTCTTCATACGCTGGTTGATAGGCTGGAAAATAATTACCAACCGATAACATAGCGTTCTCAATGACGACCTGCAGACCAGCAGGAAATCCATAATTAGTACCAAAACGAATGAACACATTATTAGTCTGATAGTCCTCAGAAGAACTAGACAAGTCAATCGTAAACTCAAAATGTTGGCGTTCGACAGTTCCACCTTTAAAAATTAAGTTTCTGTAGGCATACCATGGATGAGCACTAAAATGCACCATAGCAGGCATGTCATTTACTAGGGCGACAGGGAAAGTCACATCAAAAGATATGCGAACATAATCACGCTTGAACCTGTCACTGTTCTTCCAGAAATCAGGAACTATGAATGTTCGATAGTCGTATACCGCTTGACCTCCTGTTGTGAACGTTCTTGAACGTGAATTCCTGAAGTAATTCCGTGAACTACCTGCCTGCACACTCGCAATCCGACTAGCCAGCTCCTCAGCTGTTTGCGTGAGTTCTGACTTGCTGGCTTTACCATTGGCCAAGTTGGTCAGTTCTGACAGTCTACGAGTCGTCGTCTCCTCATACGTCGCTTGCGCTGACTTCACGCCAGCCAGTTCATTCTTAGTCCGACTAAGTACTTCAACTTGCTTGGCAATCTCAGCTTCAGCCTGTGCTTGCTTCGGTCGAATATCGTTTGCGATAGTTCGTTTTAGAACATCCAAGTCACCTGACAAAGCCGTCTGAGCGCTCGTAGTCTGCGACTTAAACGCTTCAAGTCTAGCAACAGAATCCAGCTCAATCCGCTTAGCTTCCTGTGCAAGTAGGGTACTTGCGCCAGACAGTTCATTCTTAGTCCGGCTAAGTGCTTCAACTTGCTTGGCAATCTCAGCTTCAGCCTGTGCTTGCTTCGGTCGAATATCGTTTGCGATAGTTCGTTTTAGAACATCCAAGTCACCTGACAAAGCCGTCTGAGCGCTCGTAGTCTGCGACTTAAACGCTTCAAGTCTAGCAACAGAATCCAGCTCAATCCGCTTAGCTTCCTGTGCAAGCAGGGTACTTGCGCCAGACAGTTCTTTTTTGGTCTGAACAAGTGCTTCAACTTGCTTGGCAATCTCAGCTTCAACCTGTGCTTGCTTCGGTCGAATATCATTCACGATAGTCCGTTTCAGAGCGTCCAAGTCACCTGACAGAGCCGTTTGTGCGCTCGTAGTCTGCGACTTAAACGCTTCAAGTCTAGCAACAGAATCCAGCCCAATCCGCTTGGATTCCTGAGCAAGAGAACTACTTGCGCCAGCATTTCGCAAAGCTTCCTCAGCCTTGCGCTTAGCTTCTTTCAATGGCCCGTTGTCAAAGCTATTAAAGCGCTGATTGATAGTGTCAGACAGTTCTTGCTTGACTTCTTCCGCTTTGGCCTTGGCAAGTTCGATGGCATCCGTGATGGTTTTCTCACGCTTGGAAAATTTAGCGTCAAAGGCACGGTCAGCGTTGGCGATTTCCTTTTTCAAACGTTCTTCAAAAATCTGATGCAGATTTCGGCTTTCATTCAAAACGGCATCATTTACAATCCCACCGATCGCATTTGCAAGACTGGACTGGAAGGTTCCAAAACCTATTGATTTTAGGAGTTTTGCCATTGGCGAATAGGTATATTTGGTGATTTTCTTACGAACATCAAGACCGTACCACTCATGGTAGAAACTGACCACATCAAACATCTGCACCGCAACATCACTCTGACCGACAACCGAGATTTCAAGGTTATCTTCTAGCATGTCGCACATACTTGTCCGAAAATACTGCTTACCGTATTCAATCAAGCTAGCCTCATCTGTCACGTCTTGGTCATTGACTTCCACCACATCTTCGTAGATTTGGCTGTAGTTCCCAAGTAAGGGGCTGTCAATCACCACCATATAATCATGGTCAACCGCATTTTCTCCCTCGCCCTTAACAGTCGTTTTAAAGGTTATCCGAGTTTTTAAAGACTTCGTTGAGGTCTTATGCTGGTAGCTGGACAAGTTTTTCTTGTACATAAAAAGCGATTCATTTTCAGAACCGCCATTCTTCAACAAGCGTAAATTGTAGCCGTTTCGCACCATATCTCCGCCCCACTGACCAAGGATAGAATGCTTGCCTTTGGCCAAGACCTCCATGGCATTCTTATCCTTGATATTGAGCGTATGCCTATCATCAATATCAGAGAAGAAAGAAAAAGGATTGGCTCTGGTAATACTACCAGCAAAAGCACTCAACACCCTTGTCCCACTGACACGGTCAACCTCGATAGAGCTAACGATGTAATTATTTAACAAACTGATAACCTGATTGGCATAGACTTGAATATATCCTTGTTGCTTTTCAACCTCAAAAATATAAAAATCCTGCTCACCATGCAGGTCATCTGCAGTCAGAAAAGTTTCCTCTTTCAGTAATTCCCACTTGGGATCCGATGTAGGAAAACGAAAGGTCAGTTGATAGGTATTGTTTCCTTCCTGAACAATTTCGTCATTGTAGGCCTCATTTAAAGGCGTATTGCCTTCAGTAAGATAAATCATAAGATATACCTCCAATTCGGCCGAACCGTGACCTTGCGAACCGAACCAGTAAAGACCAGACTGTTATTACCAACTGCCAACTCAAAGAAGCCTCCACGTTTACGTAAAGTATTTTGAACCGCGCCATCTGCATTATAGATATTCTGTTTCTTATGCCTACAATCAATGGTCACTTTTCGTCTAACGGTCAAGTGCATAGTTGTCCTTCCGATAGTCAAAGAAATATCACCGTCTCCCTCAATCTCAATCACAGGCTCGCTATAGACAGAGCCTGGATTGTTGATATTTCCACTTGCGGTAAAGATAAGAGGAGCAACATTTTTCTGATAACGGAACGGTTGCATGTTCAACTTGATTTCTAGTTTCCAGGCATGCATCCCATGAGGGCTATAGGTTGCACCAATAAAATCCGCATAAAATACAGACCCCAACTGGTAGCTAAACTCTAGCACATTGTCCTTAGGCTGAAATTTCTCCACGATAGTAGAAACATCCAGTAACTTAGGAATATAGAACGAAAAAGTCCGTTCATAACTCTCATAGCCACCATCCAGCACCCGATAACTTCCGTTGGCTCCGTAGAGGTTAGCATCTTCAACCACCCTAGGTTTAGCTGCCTCCACCTGACCAAAATCCGTCACCACGCAGTGAGGGATAGTTGATGTATTAAACCCATTGATAATCATATAAAACATTACATTCCCTCCCTAGCATAAATCGCACCTTGACGTTGGTAGACGCTCATTGAAATTTTATCAGCGTCTAGGTAAGTATCTGACGGCTTTTCAAGGATAGCAGTAAGGATTTTCTCCATACTTGCTCTCAGAATCGCTATCTCAGACACGGTTTGACTGTCTTTCGCCTCGATTTGAGCGCTTGGCATGGCCAAACTTGCTTCAATATTTTTGGCAATAGTCGGTGTTCCACTCAAGCCAAAATCATCGTTTGAAAATGCGTTTGAAATTTCGCCAGCCATTCCACTGACAGATTTCTTAACATCTTTGAAACGGTCCTGCAACCCTCTATCCAAACCTTGCATAATCGCATTACCAGCAGGAATCAAGAGCTTGCGGTCATACTCAATCGGACCTTTGTGGTCACGAATCCAGCTAGCAATACCACCAACGAAGTCAGTTACTGCTCCCCAAGCAGACTTCAAACCGCCTAGGAATCCATCAAGGATAGCCTTACCTGCTGACCATAGGTCAATGTTTCGAATGCCATCAAAGATACTCGTAACATTACTTACAAGGTCACGAACACCTTGTTTCATGCTTTCCCATGCATTTTTAGCTCCTTGGACAAGTCCGTCAATCAGACCTAAGACGGTTGATTTCAACCCTTCCCAAGCACTGCTTGCTACAGATTTGATTGTATTCCAGATGTTAGATAATATCTGAGCAAAACTATCAAAGATAGCTTTACCTGCAGCAGACAACCCTTTCCAAATTGTACTAAGAGTGGTAGAAAAGTTTTCAAAAATAGCAATACCATAACCTACGATAACATCCACGACTCCAGAGAAGTATGTTTTAATCCCTTCCCAAATCATAGAGATACTATTTTTAATCCCTTTCCAGATTAGAGAAAGATCAGCCCCCAGCTGGTTAAAGTTCCCTATCACAAGGTTGATGATGATGAGAATAGCACCCAAGAAAATAGACTTGATGAATTCCCAAACGCCTTGGAAAATCATCTTAATCCCTTCCCAAATTTGGGTAAGACCATCTGAAATATTGTTCCAAATATTCATGAATCCATCAATGAACGGTTGAACAATAGCCATCACTGCTGTTGTGATAGCTGTCCATGCCACAGATGCAGCTTCTTGAATCCTTACCCACAAGTCAGAAAAGAATGTTACAACAGCATTCCAGGCTGTAACAACTCCATCCCACAATGTGCTAGCACCTTCAGAGATGCCAGACCAAAGGTTTACAAAGAAATCAGCAATCCCCTGCCAAGCCTGTTTGATCCAAGCTACAAAAGATGACCAGATTTGTCTACCTGTTTCAGTTTGAGTGAAGAAATAAACCAAACCTGCAGTTAGTCCTGCAATCGCTGCGATGGCAATTCCAATAGGATTGGCACTCATTACAGTAAATAGACCCGTGACTGCTGTTTTAATTGTCGTTAAGACAGCAGGTATTCCAGATAGCAATCCCGAGACTGTCGAAAATGCTTTAAACGCTAAAAATGCAGAACCAAGAGCGGTAACGATACTACCCATGATACTTCCTAGACCTTCACCAAAGATTCCACTGAAAACACCCTTTATCCCTCCCAAAATAAGGATAGGAATTTGTTTCAGAATATTTCCAATCATTGGAATTAGGTTTCCGAAAAGAAATGTTGATGTCGTTTCCATCAAAGCTTGTAGTGCAGGTTGAATATCTTCACCTAAAGACAACTTTCCAAGCACATTCTGAGCAGCTGATTTCATCGATTCAAATGAACCTGTAAATGTAGTTGCTGCCTCTCTAGCTGTCGTACCAGTGATGTCCAAATTCTCTTGTATAGTGTGAATGGCGCTATAAACGTCTGATAGATTATTGATGTCATATTTAACACCTGTCAATTTTTCAGCATCCGCCAAAAGTCGTTGCATTTCTTGCTTCGTACCACCATAACCCAATTTAAGGTTGTCTAGCATCGTATAATTTTGCTTGGCAAAACCTTGATAAGCCAGTTGAATACTTTCCATAGATGTCCCCATCTTATTGGCATTATCCGACATATCAATCATGGCCATGTTAGCTGTTTCTGCTGCTTTATCTGTATCTCCACCAAGAGATTGTAGCAAGCTTGCTGAGAAACCTGTAACATTTTCCATATAGGCATTGGCTGAGAGACCTGTTGTCTTGTAAGCCTCGTTCGCAAATCCTTTGACCTTATCAGCTGAGTCTTTAAATAAGGTTTCAACCCCTCCAAGAGATTGTTGAAGTGCTGCCCCTTCGTTTATCGATGCTCTGATTGCTTTACCAATTCCAGCTGCAGCAATAACTCCTGAAACAGCCCCCATCATTTTAGATCCGAGGGATTCGCCTGCGCTAACGCCAGCTGAGGCAACTTCACCACCCATTTCCTTTTGAATCATGCCACTAATGCCTTTAGCAGATGGAATGATTTGTACATAGGCTTTTCCTAATTCGGTCGCCACTAATCCTCACCTCCTGTTTTTGCAAGCAAAGCCTTGCGATAGTTTTCAAAGTCCTCACCAGATTCAAAGACGAGATAATCCCTTTCATCTCCCTCTTCTTTGTTATTCTTTTTAAGTAATTCAGCAATTGATGCAGGACGATTAACACCCTTTTGCCCATCTTTTGTTTTCAACCACAAAGAAAGAGACAGTCTGTCTACGATACTTGCAAGTAACGTCGTTTCAAGAGGGACGATTTGGTCAGACATCATCTGCTTTATCCGCGAATCATCACGCAACCCATACGCAAAAACAGCCACCTGATTTAAAGGTAGCTGTTTATAGTCGTATATTTGGTAGGTTTCCGCTAAATCACAGATAAGAGCATCCTCGTCTAAGGCAATCATCTGAGCAAGGACTAAGATTTTTTTAGGTCTTTGTTGGACTCAAAGATACTCTTGATATCTGCGAACAGTACCTCAGTATCGATGAAGTCGTCTCCATCATCTAAATGAGATAAAAACTCTTCCGCTTGTTTTTTACCAAAGAGAAGATTCAGCAATTTTTCAGCAGCTTCAAAATCCCCCTTCTCCATTTTGGAAGCTTCGCGCATGAGATAAAAGTTTCTCAATCGTTTTTTAGGGATTTTGTACTCAAACCCTGACTCTGTTTTTCCTTTTAAGATTTCTTCCATTTATTTTACGCTCCTTGAATGTATTCGTAGTGAGTGTTTTCACTGTTGTCTGGTAATGCAGTGATCGTCAATTCATAGCCGATAGGTTCGCCGTCTTTATAGCTGATTTCGCCAATTTCGCTAACCTTACCACGAGGAATGACAACGCGTTTCACATAGCCATTTTTCAGCAAAGTATCAATAACCAAGCAATGTTCTGGCAACTCTTTACCGTTGGCTTTTACAGTGATACCTGTTTCAAGCGTTCCTGAGACGTTATCTGGTCCATAGACTTCTTTCAAGACTTCAATGTTCAGACCTTCAATTAATTTGTATTTGAAGGTATCTTTCTTTTCAGTTTGAGAAGACAAGACTGTTTGTCCACCCCACGCTTTGATTGCTTTGCTTTCTGGCGAGTTCGCATTGGTCAATCCATCATCTGAAATGTACCCTAGCGTTTCAAATGCTGCGTCCAAATCTGTTTTGGCATTCGTTGGAAGAGTTGTTCCAGCTGGAGCAGTAGAAACTGCCCCTCCAATTTTCGGCTTAGCAGCCGTTACATTTGATGCTGATGCAGTCGTCATATTCTTTCCTCCTGTTGATTCTGTATTTTGTCTTCTTGCTTCTGTCGTCAAAACTACACCTCCTTTTTAAAAATAATTAATGTCATATACCGCTTGATAGCGATATTGCTTCGTTTCCGTGTCTGTAAAGTTGTAGTCACTATTGTGATGCACACCGCTGACTTCGTTGACCGTGATGAGATCCTCAACTACTTTCTTGACTTTCTCATTCAGCTCAGCAGCCTTTTGAAGTGATGGTGCATAACTTTGAAAAGCGAATGTAGCGGAATGAACGTAGTCGCTTCCACCACTTCCAGTCTTTTCTAAAATGACATAACTCTCAGGCATATTCGGTTTATGTTCAAAAAAAGACGGTACATCTAACTGTCCGTCCAAAAATTTCTTTATAACTAATTCGATCATCTCATAGCCTTCAGTAAAATATTATGTTTTTTATTTCTAGCCATGCTCTTGATATCAGTCGTACTAATCTTTGCATTGGCACGCTTTTGCCCTGGCGATACAGTCAATTCAAACCCCTCACCAGCTCTTTCAGCAATCCCTTGCCCTTTCTCCCTCAAAATACCCTGCATTTCGGAAGAACGTAGCAAGGCAGACACCCCAGCCGAGTTCAATTGAAATTTCATATCACTCATAAACTTCAACCATAACCTTTCTATTCCACGATAATGGAATCATTGACTCAATCCCCTCTTGAGGGATGCCAATCGTCCGCCATTTACGACCAAAAAACTTAACCTCACGGTTCTCCCACTTGTTAGTGTCTCCTTTAGGAATACCAAGTGTATATTCCGCCTTTTTCCCAGTCAAATTCATTTGATTGATGACGTCCTCTGATGAAGTTGGGACAACCAATACATTTTGAACCTCAATCTCAACATCACGATGGATTGGATGACCGAAATCGTCATTACCAGTTTCCACCTTGTCTATTAAAATGACAGGGATTCCTTTTAGGTAGGTCATAAATTTCAATCGCTCCATATCGTTGTTTTTTCTTCAAACCAAGCCTTTTAAGTTCGGTGTCTTTGATAAAGAGACCGCCACCAGGTACAAGGTAAGAACCACTAAACGAATAACCCAAGGCGCTTTCAGCAACCTGAGTCATTGGTTCATGGTCTGTTGAGGTCATGAGAGTTCGTGCCACGATATCGACCGTGACAGACTTGGCAACACTAGCGAATGACACGCTTTCTGCCACCATATCGTCAAGGTCTTTACCGACTTTTTCAGCTTCCACTCGCAAAGAATTAGATACAACTTTCAACAAAGCCTCAGCCCTTGCACGCTCATCAACTTTCAACGAACGCCACAATAATTCCAAGTCTTCAATCTTTGCAAAATTTCCCATAGCTTAACCCTTGTTTTCCTCGTACAAGGCTACCAAATCGGATTTTTTTGAACTCTTATCGTAATCAATGCCTAATTCATCCAAACTAGACTTCAATTCCGCTACGGTCAAATCCGCTCCGCTTGGTGCCTTATCTTCCACAGGCACCCAATCTCCGCCAAGAATGCTCTCAGCAGAGATAATCACGCCCGTTTTTGTATCACGGTATAAAGTCATAATCTTACGCTTTCACACGCGCAAAGGCATCTTCATCAAGGATACCCCAACCAATAAAGGCTTCCGCACGCAAACAGATTTCATTGTAGGCTTTAAGGTCACGACCAGCACCGTCTGGATCACCGTATTCAATGATTTCCATTGGAATATTTTCAGCATAACCCCACTTGAAGCGGTTTTGGAAATCCCCGACAATAGCATGGTCTGTCTCGGCACTACCACCAGTTACAGTAAGGTTCTTGTTGATATCTGATTTCATTCCGTAGAACGAATCTGGATTTTGACCAAAACGGAACTCAGGATATTGAACGACATCCTTTACTTTAACTTTCGCCAATGCTTGACCTGCAGTTGGTGACAAGGCAATACCTGTTACCTCGCAACCACGGGCAATAACCTGTTGTACTGCATCTTCAATATTTTCATCAATTTTTGCTTCATCATACGTCACGGTACTTCCGCTAATCACACCATCAAATGAGTTTGTTGCACGGAAAGAGGCATCCGTCATTGTTTTTGGTTCCAAACCATGAAGAGCAGCAAGGTCAAAGGCTTCTGCAATCTTCTTAGCAAAACCGTCCATATAAGCTGACAAGAAGTTCATTCGTTTTTCTTCTGAAGCGTATTGAAACTCATCTGTAATACGGGCTTGATAAACAAATTTAAGCGGTTTGATAATTTTCGAAGTCAACTTCGCTTTATTTCCAAGTTTTTGCTCACCCTCACCAACGATTTGCGCATTACCTTCAAGGTTGAAGATGAATTGCTCCACCCCATTAAATGGAATTGGGGTTTGTGCCGACAATTTAGCCAGTACAGATTTCCCCTGTACCTTGCTAATCAATTCTGTTACTAGTTCTGGTTTAAAAAGTGTTCCAGCTTTCATTGCATTATCTGCCATAAATTCTATTCTCCTTTTGGTTGTAATTCACGAAGCATCTGCTTCATTTGCGTAGTTTTGTCATCACCGATAGCAGGCTCCGTATCTCTTAGTGGCGCTGGAGGTGTTGCTGGACGCATAAAGCCAGCTAGACGCTCAGCGTCAGCCTTTAATGCCTCTTCGTCAGCGCCTTGAAGACGGTCAGCCAAGTCATAAGGCAAGCCATTTTGTAAAGCGATACGAGTTCGCAAGCTAGCAGTTTCATAATTGCTCACTTGCCCCTGCAATTCAGTGATTTGAGCATCTAATCCTGCTCTGGTTTGCTTGTCATCTTCAACAGTAGACTTCAAAGCACTGTTTTCAGATTCCAGTTCTGAAACACGTTTCTTGAGTTCATCATAATCACCGAATTTTTCACGCTCACGTCTGATACGTTCCTTCACGATGTTATCTAGCTCTTCCTGTGTTTCAATCGTTTTAAATTCAGACATCTTCATGTCTCCTTTCTCCTGCTTTCCCGGCAGTTCGGTAATTTTTTAGGCATCAAAAAAAGCAGTCTCTCAACCGCTCCTCTTAATAACTGATTTTTTGCTTTTTCTTAGGCTTAGTTGTCACACAAGCCCAATGCGCAAGCAAGGCGCTATCCATCAAAGAAATATCCATATCCGCAAAATGCGAGCGATAGCCAAACCCACCATTTGAACCGATGTTCCGCTTCTCGCAGTTGGTTGTGATTTTCTTCAAAGACGGTTGACCAGCATGGCACAAGGTCTTTTGATAAATCCCTTGTTCCCACATCGAGTTAGCCACGATGATTTCCTTAACCGTAGGCAATATCACGCTCTTCATGCGTTCCTTTTTCAACTCTTCATCAAGGATTTTCTGACCGCTTGCTCCATCGACTACGATAGTAGCCACATCGGCACGCTTGACAAAATCCAAGATCCAGTCATTCCCGTTACGGACTGACTGACAGTCAATTGTCTCAACGAAAATCCGTTCATCTACAGTACGAACAGCAATACTTAATGCCACGTTTGCGCCATCTTGACCATATTTGACTCCGACAAACAACTTACCTGATAAATCAGGCATAGAGTCAACACACAACTCATTCCATTCCGTTTCCGAAATAGCAGATTTCTGGTTGTATTCAGGCCAATAACCCAAACGCTGAACATTATGGTCTAGCTTATCATCACCAAGCTCAGCTTCTATCTTCCGCTCATTCAAATGGTAACCCATAGAGGGATTGGAATTATACCAGGCATCGACATCATCGATTTCTTTTTCCTCAGAAACCGACCATTCTGCCCAACCAGAGTATTTTCCTTTCCCAAAAAGGCAATTCTTACGGTAATTTGTGAATACCGTCCCATTTGAAACAGGTGTAGGAGGTGTCCCACACATGATTGTAATTGGATTGCTACTATCCGTTACCGTATATTTCAAAGCCGATTCCTGCTCAGTCGTATATTCCTGAGCCTCATCGATAACGAGAAGGTCAAAACCTTCCCCCAAACCACCATTGGATGTTCTGGTACGAAATTGTACAATCCCACCGCCGTCAAACAGTTCAATCCGCTCTTGTCCCTTGGCTCGTATAGAGCTAAAGTCCTCACCGTCCACATATCCCATTTTTTCAAGGTAACATTTCACCTTTTCAAAAGAGGAATGAGAGGTGGATATTCTATGAGCCGTGTGTAGGATGTTTAGTCCATTATGCAGGCCCCAAAGTTCAAAAAGATACAAGAGTTCGGACTTCCCATTACGACGAGGAATAGAGTAGCCAAATTTTTGATGCACCCACAAACCATTCTTGTCAACCGCCATGATAGAGGTCAACAAGTTGACTTGCCAAGCGTAGCAAGAAAGACCCGTCCGCTCGTAGATTTCTACCGCTTCTTTCGCCTTAGAATTTTTCTTGACGTACTTTAAAATTACCGATTGAGTAGGATTCTGATTGCCAAGTTTCTTTCTAGCCATCCACTGCTCCTTTCAATCGTACCGCATGATAACCCTATCGCTGGGATGATTTAATTGATTACGTTTAAAATATAGTTTTTAGCAACATCTAGCATTCCCAATGCCTGCAAACTACTATCCCAGCTATAGCCAAGATTTATCTCACCATCTTTATCCAAAGAAACTACCAACACCGAAGTGTAGTCATGACTAGCCTCAAGATTTTCCTCCAAAATTTCTTTCACGGAAGCACCGCGCTCCAGACTAGACTTTTTCTCTAAAAAATAAATCGTGTTTCCCATTGTTACTCCTTTCTAAGCATAAGAAAAGCACCCTTGCGAGTGCTCTAACATATTATTTTCTATCTGAAAAGAAATCTTCCCAAAATGGATTTTCTTTATCAAAGATTTCAATCTCCTCAGAAGTCATGTTTTGAGGATAATCTTCAAAAAGGTTATAGAACTTCTTTTTATCAAATGTGATAAGCATCAATCCTTTGGCATACCATGAAGTATCAACCCACCAAGTTTTATCATCATCGTTTTCCTTGTAACAATACTCTGACCAATTCACTTCTTCGTAATCACTTTTCATATCCTGTAATACCTTTCATTTGTTTAGATTCAGCTGTGTTAAGGAAACTCAATATGTTATGAAATTCAGGGTTGTCTTTTAATGAATTTGCATCAATAAGATAGCTATCTACATCATATTTATGTCCCCTTACAGCATGAGATTTCTTAGCCTTAAATCTTTTTTTCAAAACAGTGTCATCAAATGGCTTAAACCCATTTACAAATTTTGATTGAAGCTCCAAATATTCAACTAGATTATCATTTTTCCTAATGATTGCAGCATGTCTACCTGTTGCCAAATAGTATTCTTTGCCATTTTCTGCCTTTTCCAACAATTCTTTGACCGCTTTGAAGTCATTTGTGTTTTTGGCTACATGCATCTTAACACCTGGAAGGCTTCCAATCATATTGATTTTATCAATACTACCAAAAAAAACGCAACTCTTTCCACCTCTAAAATCTAGAACTGTATATCCCGCTTTATTTCCTATGTAAGCAAATGCTAAGGATGAACAAGACCCTTTCGTCTTATCTCCACCACTAATCGCTTGAATAATTTCTTCTTCGGTTAATTTTTTAAGGCTTTTCGTTATAGGGTTTGAAGTTATACCTATTTGAAGAGCAAGCTTTCTAACCTGACTGACTTCAGATTGTATTCCGATGTTCTTTCTTGCTTCTATTTTATCACTTTTATCACTTTTATCACTTTTACTCCACGCCTTACTCCAAACATTTTGGACCTTTCCACTTTTAGGATCATAATCAACAGTGCATCTACAACGTTGATGTCTTCGATAAATATCCTTTGGAACTCTTGGGTATTTGTAAGTACCTTGAACCTCCTGACACCATTCACAACAGTGATAAGCTGATTTTCTTACAATCTCAGGTTGCAATCCAGATTTATGTTGAAACTCCGCATTTTTCTGGATGCTATCATCAATTATTGATTGAGTAAAATTCACAACAGGTTCTTCTAATAGCCAACGAACATCATCAAAACTTTCCTCACTGGCTAAACGATTAACCAGACCATCAATTCGGTCTTGATTCAATTCAGGAACCTGAGCAGTTAACCCAATTTTAGCCTCAGAGTTCAAATTCTTCTGAACTTGCTCAGTATAATCACTCACAAGCTCGTAATTTCGCCCCAGAACGTCCGTCAGCACACGTTGAGCGATATTGTAATACATTTTACCGTCTGGTAGCGTTTCGTTCGTTAGAGAGGCTCCCAGAGCCTTAGAAAGTATCTCCCCAATTTCAATAGCATATTGATTAGCGTCCAAATAACTTGCCTTGCTGTGTTGTAGTTTAGACAGCAAGTCTTTCAAGACCTCGCTGTCTAGCCTAGCACCTTCAAACTCAGACTTGATTTTCTTGAGCAGGCTCGGAACGATATCCTCAATCATCTGCAGCCTCCTTCACAATTAATTCAGTCTTATTAATCATAGCTTCCGCTTCTTGCTTACTCATTCCAGTTGAGGTTAGTAAGAGTATTCCGTTTTCTTTTGAAAGTACCCCTTTTTGATAGTTACTCAGTAGAGAGGTAATCTCATATGTAGAAATGATTCTATTTTTTTGCTTATCCTCTGAGTTAGTACTTTTTTGTTCTACTTCCTCAATTTTCGGAGTAGCGTTCATATCGCCTTTGATTCCAGTCAAGTCACGGATGGTCTCAGCATCCATATATCCAGGCACCGCTTGATTCAGTTTGATAACACCATCACCAATCAAGGTCAACATGTTAGCGTCCGCCTCAAACAAAGGCTCCCACTTCACGACCGTTTTATTGAACTGTTTCCTCAAATACGGAAACTCATCACGTAAACAAGTAGCCACATAAGCCACATTCAGCAAACCAGAGCCCAAAGAGCGCTGAGCCTTCCGACCAGCTAACCGCAAGTTCTCATGACTAGCCTTGATAGCTTCAACAGATGACGGATTGTCAGAAACAAAACCAAGATCATCCAAGGTCAAACCCATCTCCCCAGCAAAACCAGCGGCTGCAGTCCGTAACTGCTCAGTAAAAGGAGACATGCTGGATGTGGTGAATTGCCCCACATTCGGCTTGTCCCCTTCATCATCTTTGGTAAAAGTCAGCAAGCTAGATACAGTCGCTTTCCAAGTATCAATCGCCTCAGCATCTTGACTCAATCCCAACACATACTTCTGAGGGAATGAATAGAACTCAGCAGTCACATCTGAGCGCTCAAGCGTTCGTTTAGCATATCTCTGATAGTACATCCCAGCTCTAGTAATTCGTGACCGACCAAACGGACGGACAGCATCAGGTCTATGAATGACTGGCACCAGCAAAGGAACACCCGTTGGATTTCCGATTGCAAACGGCTTTCCATCTTTAGGATAGAACCAAGTCACATCACTAGTAAAATAAGCCTCAAGCACGGCATAACCATTGTCATCCCTTTTCAAAACGGCATAGCCCTCTGTCAGCAAGCCAGTGATAGGATCCAGAACACCAGTTGCATTGCTTGCCTCAATAACCTGCAACCGAGGAGCGTCATCATCGTCCCCTTGCGAGATGTAGACAAAACAACACGACCCAATCAATGCTGAAAGGATCGCGCTATCAAAGAATACATCTGGATTGTTCTGAGCAAAGATTTCATTCGCTCCAAATTCGTCATTGGCAAACTCACGAAATACCAAACGATCTGCTAGACTGTCAACACCCTTAGCAGCCCAACCTAAGACCGCCCGATATTGTTGCCTGATTTGAGGTGGTATCGTAATACCAACATCTATGTCATTGTATTGCATAGCATACTGTTTGTATCTAGTATCTACACCCATTTTGTAATTGGCTAGCTTCTTCCTGAGATAGCCCATACCTTTCAATGTCATTTTATACAACTACCTTTCATTTCCCGCGAGAAAAAATGTACAGTGACGGTGTGAAGCCCTGAAGCACCGAGGGGGAGGGGGTCATCCCCCCACCTTGGCAGGAACACTCGTCCTTTTTTTTAATCACGTTTATTTTTTTAACCCTTATACTTAAACCAATCTGTACTTTGTGGTAAGTTCCTATTACCAATGACCTTTGTTCCGTTTGTCTTCTCATCAGCATATAGCTTGTCAGACTTCTGTCTATTGCATTGCCAATGCGCCAACTGCAAGTTAGCAATGTCAGATGGATGTCCGTTCTTATTTACTGGAACGATGTGGTCAATGACTGGACTTAATGGATGAGGATATCTCAGGTCTTTGTCTACAGGCTGGCCACATATCCCACAAGTGTTTCTTGTCTTTAAGATAATCTTCTTATTCTTCTCAAAGGCTACTCTATGGGGTCCACTACGGTCCGCTCGGAGGGGGTTGGTATTCATCTAGGGAGGGAGTCCTTTCTTTTTAATGGAGGGGGTTGGTATTCTCAAATGTACCCCTCGATATCTTTCAAAGTAGGGGTGTTTTTAGTGCACCCACCCCCTCTTGTATTTAACATATCTTATATTCTGTTAAATAAAATTAAACAACTTCAAAGTCAAGAGTATCAAGGCTTCTACCATATTTTTCTAAAAACTAATTTACATTTTCTCATTATGTAAAATAGATAGGCTATTTAGTAATCAAATGATAGTATACTCTGGTCAAGTTCGTCTTGACTATAACCGATATATCCTAGTGTGATGTCTGGTGTGGAATGATTGAATATCTTTTGTAGGATAGCTACATTACTATTCTTTTTGTAATGATGATATCCAAATGTCTTCCTCATCGAATGAGTTCCTATATGATTCAAACCTACATATTTAGCTGCATCTTGAAGTATTTGATAGACTGCTACTCTTCCAATGTGTGTGATACGAACACCATCTGTTCTCTTTTTCTTTTTACTTGGAAAGAGATAGTCGTACTCTGCTAACTGATTATCTTTAATGTATCGATTGATTTCTTTTCTGAGAGGGGGGCTGATTGGAAAATACCTTATCTTACCAGTCTTCTTCTCTTTTAGTTCAATCCTATCAGCAATTACTTGCTTGACTTGAAGAGGTACTATGTCGCTCACTCTTAAACCAGAGTAGATTCCAAACATGAATAAAACATAGTTTCTATCACTTTTGTTTTTCAAGTAATCTTTGATTCGTTCTATATCGTCTAAATCACGAATTGGTTCTACTTTCTTCATGTACCTCTCCTTTCCTACATAAAAAGCCACTGGTCGTGGCATTGAATATGACAGTAGCTGGAATTGAACCAGCTGGTCTAGCAGTAAAACGCACGTTTGGTAAAAGTTTCACGGAGACCCAAACAACCTGCTAACCTGTCCTTACTGTCTAAGAGGCTGAAGCCTCTATATTTTTAGGAGTCCTCATGACTGTACGTTGCCCAATCATTGGATAATACTATTTTAGCACCTTTTTCCGCTCCAATTCTCCCAAGATTTTCCCAGATTTTTCCCAAGATTTTCCCAGAAATCACTTATAAACTAAAAGGTTGCTCGCTTGATAAGACTCCGCGAACTCTAGTAGAGCTTTGTTCAATATCCGATAATACTCACTAGATGAGTAGCCTAGTTCTGAATAAATGCTGTAGTCTTCCCTCCTTTTCTTCCTGCAATATCGTTCGATTAGGATACGTGTGTATTCCATATCAGAAAGATTGTTGATTGCTTTAGCGATTAGTTCTAAATCCTGCTGAGCTGACACTCTACGCACGACCATGCTTTCTACTTGCTTACTTGTCTGACCACTTGATGACCTTGGTTCAAGTGAGTAGGATATTGTTATTTTGGGGGCGTATTCTTCTCCAGCTATCCGTCTCAGACGACTGTATTTTTTTAGTACTTTGATAGCTTCCTTTCTGGTTTTCTTTTCGTCGATGATATCCAATAACTCTATTTGCACACGAACTCCTCCTCATGATATAATAGTTATGCGAAACCATACCATGAAGGTCAGCCGTGTGCTGGCTTTTTTTCATGCCCTACTCCCGAGAATAATATCAGCAGGAAAAGCAAAGTAAGTACAGATATCTTCTACATTATAAATATCCGGTACACTTTCCTCCTTCTCCCATTGAGCAATTAGGTAGCGACTATAGCCTAGTTTAGCTGCTAACTTTTCTTGTGACAACTTCCTTTCCTTACGTTTTTGCTTTAGCAAGAAAGCAAACCTACTTGCTTGTCTTGGATTTAATTTATCATTCATCATCCACCTCGATCTTTACGACAGCTCTACCATTTGGATTTCTTCTTTGCGTGGATGCAAAAGTGTAATACTTTAACATCCTTTCAGCAATACCTGTTTCTTTACTGATTTCCGCAAGAGTTCCCAATGTTATGAACACGTCGCCTTGATATAACGCGTATTCACTCATGTTCCATCTCCTCAATCAGCCAATCAAGGTTCTTGCGTGCTTTCTTCAGGTCTTCAAGACCGTTTTTCTTTTGGTGTCTTAGTAGGTATTTCAAACTATTACCTAAAAAGAAGCCTTTCAGCTGTTCTGGGGTCATGAAGTTCCTTAAAGCATCGATTGACTCCATGCCGTACCGCCCTTGATAGTGGCTTGGTTTGTTTACGTTGTCAATTTGTTCTGGTTTCATTGTTCAACCTCACTAACTCTCTAATGCACAAATTCGTTGACCAGGTCACGGATAAAGAACTTCCAGTCAGATTCTCTAAAAGTCAAGAAACGATCTGTAGTAAGATTTCTAAGTTTTTTATAGAAAAGCATCTTTAGTTGAATTGACTCACCGACACTCAGTAAGGTACCAGGAAAGCGATGTACTGAAACCACTCTATTCCCGTATCCAGAAATATCTAATTGTATTATTGTTTCTGGATAAAAACGCCCAACTTTAGCTTCAACTCCGAGCTCAACTTTGACCTCTTCCACAATTGGAACTTCGTTTAAAATTGGTCGTGCAGGAAATAATGGCGACGAGACTTTTTGCCTTTTTCCTGAATATGGGTATCTTTTAGGTTTCATTGTTTATCCCCTTCTTTATTCTCTAAAACGGCATCTTGTATAAAAGTATTACCGATTTTATAGTGCTTGTATTCCTCAACTGTTACTTCAAATGTTTCTTCAACGTGCTTATTTCCTACATGTCCAGAAACGACCAGAATGTATTTTCTTTTGGTTCTTGTTGGCACAAGTACCGAAGTTTTACCATTCATAACAGGTACGAACGTTGTGTGAGGTTCATCAATGTACTTATCTACCACTGTCCCACTCGAAATCTGGTGACATGCTACGAGTAAGGATGCAAGTAAAACAACACATAAGATTTTAAAGTATCTCACTCCTTCTCCTCCAAAAGCTCTGGATTTTCGTAGATATTGCCGATGATTTCATTTTCTTCAATTTCAGTCCATAAACATACTGCGTCACTGCCCGTATCAATTACCCAAGAACCCTCAAGCTGCTTAACAATCCCTATAAATTCCTTGTCATACTCATAAAAACCGCCCACTTCGTCAGCTCTTCCAACAAATCTAGTGGTTTTAACAACGTCACCTTCAAAGATTTCTTGATTAGTTATATCTCTGATGCCAGTTGATTGCATGAGGTTAAGGTCATTGTTCACAATCCATTCACCAGCAACAGAGTCCTCATCAATAATCCAGATATCGCCATTTCCAACCATCACTTCGTCCGGTTGATACATACGACTTAACGAGCCACCATCATATGCTCTAAATTTTGGTATCATAACCTCACCTCGTCTATATCAATTCCTTCACAATCAAACACCCATCCGAGGCCAGCTTCTTCTAGTTGTTTACGGGTGTGGGAATATATAACATCGTCTAAACTAAAGCTTTTTGTAAAGAAATACCTTTTCAAAAGTTCTCCATAAACCAACATATTTCCTTTAATATTCCCTTTAATCTTAACAAAATACCGCTTCTCTTTCTCGACCTCGTAGCCGTCAAGCCATGCGCGAGCGAAGAGGTCTTGGTTGCTCGCCTTTTTAATCCATAATATAAGATCGAAACTCTGGTTGTTTTCTTTCATAAAGTTTGGAGTCATAGCAGTATATAGACTAGTTGTTAAATGTTCTTTACAAACCTCAATCCAATCCGCCACAAACTGCGGAATTTTGACTTTTTGGGGTTCGTCTAGTTGTTTCAACTCTTTCAAAAAAAGTTCAACCATTGAAGTATAAGGTACAGGTTCATAAAAAGGGCTGTGTTCATTCCACAATTCTTCATACTTCTTAATCAATGCCTTAATATTCATCTTAGTTTCCTCCATAAATCAAATAAACTGCAATAACTACCTGAGCCATGCTTGGCGAATAGCCAACCCAATCATCAAACTCCTTAGATTTTGGCAACCAACCCTTAGTAGCTCCCAAATCATAGTCTGTAGGCTTTTCATCAGCGAAGATACATTCCATCGCTCCCATAAACGTCATACCATCTTCTGCCATTTCCCAAAAATAGTCCGCCCGGTCTTTCACTGCTTGTGGTAAATCTTGCTTGGGAGGTTTGGGTTTCCCGTCTTCTACCGTCCAGTTGTATACTGCATTAACTTTTTGCTTTAAATCTTCCATCATCTTCTAAAAATCTTTCAATAGCTTCTCTGTAGGAGACTTCCACCAGACCGTCTAAGTCGTTCAGGGCTTCAATATAGTCTGGACGACCTTGCCCGTACTGCTCTTTCAAAAATTCAACAAAGAGATGAATTTCCTGATAGGTTACTCCAACCATGTTTCTTACCTCCCACTAAAAATGTAACGTTATTGATCATCTTTCTTTTCCTTTCTTGCTGCACGTTCCCCGACTAAATAGCCGAGAAATAACCACAGAATAGCCATTCCAAATTCTTTAATAAGTTCAATCATTTTTTTCTCCTCCTGAAAAAGTCGCTAAATAGTAACAATCCTTAGAACCGTAGTCAAATCGTGTCGTCCGCTGACCAATGTGCTTCTGAAATCTTGGATGAGTGATAGCCGAGAAAGCCCACTGATGATCTTCCATCTGTTCAATGAGATCATCGACATTGTCAAACGTTCCAAGGTAAAACTTGCAGTGCCCGTTGTAGACGAAATAAAGCTCTAACATCACTCCACCTCGACAGGGTAGAAGTTCCCAAAGGAACCTCTCAATGCCTTGCTAACCTGTAAGGCTGCCGCCCGAGAAATAAACCGCATGGCTTTCTTCTCCTCGGAACACGAAATATCCAAGCCAGTCACACTGATAATTGCAGACCTTAGAAACGGCTTATCCTCTCTTGTCCCATGCTTTAAAATAAACATCAGCCACCCCTATTCTAAAAATATTGCTTTCGCTTGTTTGTCAAATCATTGAAAACCATCAAATGGTCTTTATCTACACCCTTCATTAGTCTGGACATGAAAGGTCTGCCATATCTTTTTTGAATATCGGCAGAAGTCAAATTTGTGGTAATGATTGTATTTGAACGCTTATTCAGGATATTGTAGAGAATAGTAAACGACCATTCGCTATCCTTCTCCATGCCCAAATCATCCAAAACCAAAAACTTGGCACTCGCAATTTTATTGACCAGAAACTCTTCCTGACTAAAATCAGCTTTAATCTTCATCAACAAGTCAGTCACATTGATAAATATAGCAATCTCTTTCGTGTACTCAGATAGAGCCTTAACCATAGCAAAAGCCAAATGGCTCTTACCCGTTCCAGCTTCTCCTTGTAACACGATGTTGTTCCTAACCCCCTCATACCACTCACGACAAATCTTCTTTGCAAAAGCTAGCTTTTCCGCTTCTTTTTCGGTTGGCGTCTCAAAATTGTCCAAAGTCGCATTTTTCAAAACCTCATCATAAAGAGAGAACTTTTCAAGATAGTATTTCCTCTCTCGCTCATTCTCAGCGTCGGCCAGTTCATTCACTCTTACTTGATTCTCCTCATGGATCCGCTCAGATTCACACATGCGACATACAACACTCTCAGTCCGCAATATCTTTATCAAAGGAATGTTATGCTTTTCGCAAAACTCATCTTGTTGTTCTGTACTCCTGTGATAAGATAAGGCAATTTCCTCAAACACATTGTCTACCATGACAGACTACCTCCGCATTCACGCCAGCTAGCCATTTCAGACAAGCAGGCAGTGACAGTAGAAAGAGGTTGTTTTATAAGCAAAGATTTCTTTTCGTCGCTTATCGGATAAAATTCATCTTCAAATTGCTCGATAAGTTCTAAAATCCCCATTCGTCCTTGACCTCCTGTTCTGATATTTCATTATTTTGTTGTCTTGAATGATTGTAGTTTTTACCCTCTTTATATTTACGGTCGTCCTCATCCACTTGTTCAATCGATGTGAAGCCTTTCTTTTTCCAACTTTCAAGAATAGCTATTAGATAATTGAAACTAGGTTTGTGTGACCCTGAAGTTTTCTCGACTGCACGGTTCAACATATCAAAACTCATTCCATCAAGTCCTACATATTCAAGCAACTGTTGATGTGACTTATTAGTTAGATGGATTCCGCTATTTTTCAAATTTTCAGAGAGGCTGGAACTAATCATCACCTTATTATTATTTATCTCTATATCTTTATCTAATTCTTTATCTTTATCTAATTCTTTATCTAGTGCGTTACCGTCCGTTACTGTAACGTTACCTGTAACGTTACCAAGAGCAAGATTTTTCTGTTTTTTACGGTATTTTGCTACACGGTTGCGTGTCTGTTCCTTGATTTTCTCCATTCCGTCAACGTTTTGATGTTTTTCCCAATTTGGCAAGCTAATGATTCCATCAATAATCTCAATCATCCCGAACTGTTCAAAGACTCCAATAGCCATTCTTACTGTATTCAATGGTCTACGAAAAATAGTAGCTAACATTTCATCTGTATAGTGAACCTTATCAGTCATCATCAACAAACCATTACTGTTATGTTTTCCAGCAAGTGTCAAAATCTTAAACCATATCACTAAGATGGCATCGGGATCAGGCAAGGCGTCAATCAGACAAATCTTTTCATCGTCAAAAATATCCGTTGTGATTTTTATCCACTTAATTTCAGACATACCGAGCCCCCCACTTCCTGCGATTGGCACGATACTTCATCCGCATATCCTCATAGATGTGCCTGCCTTCCAGCTCCATTTTTTCAATCTTTAGCAGCTTATTTTTAAGGGTCACATAACGATAGTCCTTTGCTAGTTTTTCATAGTCGGTTAGGTATTCTTTGACTAGTAATAGATTTTTATAATCGTTTTCCCATATCGTAATAAAATGTCTTGAAGTTGATTCCCTTCCTTCCAGTTCTTTAACAATCATAATCAGGTTATCCAGCGATTCAATCAATTCTTCCATTTCCTGCCCTCCTCATTACAGAAGTCTGATTGCAGACTGTTTAGGTTCTGGCAAAGCTAATGGCTCAGGACGCAATCCTTGAGGCGGTTCGTTGTCGTAGGTAAAGCCCTTGAACGGACGACGAATATTCTTGCGGATTTCTTGACGTTCAGCTTCTCTACCACGTTCGTAAGCATGGTTATAGCCTTGAATAATCATAGACGCAAATTCTTGCTCTTCTCGTCTTTCTTCTTCCTTGCGTTGTTCCTGCAATTTGATATGACGGCAAGCCCCTGCAAATCCAAGCAGTAAGGCTCCAACCCCCATCAACTGGTCTAAAATCGGTGGTTCAAACATTTTTATCTCCTTATCCTCTTTTTGTGCTATAATATAGTCAAATAATTTTGCTAAGACCTTGTCCAGAAGCCTTTTAGTAAAGTTATTATATTTGATTAGAGAGCCATTCTTTGATGGCTCTTTTTGACCATTTCTTACCAGGTAATTCCTTTGGAAATCCCTTTAAGTAACGATAATTATCTGAAAATGTGGCATACTTAATTCCTAGAAAATCACAGGTAGTGTTCACATCCATCAACTCTGGATAGTGATCACTATCTTTCTCTATTTCGACTAGCCTTGTAATTGTGTCCTTGATAATAGATTTAATCCATTCAGACAGTGAAAGTAGAACATTGTCCATCTTCTTCCCCTTTCTAGACGTCATCAAATGAGTTTAATTTCATGATTTTCATCTTAGTGTTTGTGCTTGGCTCCCACGTCATCCAGTAGGCCAAGGCTGCATCTGCAAACTTTTTCGGTAGCAAATCATAGCGACTAATGTTGAAGTGGTCTTTGAAATCAATCTCAGCTTGTCTAAAGACTGACTGAGCGAAAGTCTTATCCGCATAAGCTGGACTATCAATACCACCTAAGCAAGCCACGACACGAGCTTTGCGCTTCTTCAGTAATGATTGAGCATAGCTAGGATGAATCGGTTGCTCACTCTTGAGGTAGTCAATATCTTCCAGCATAGTCGCTTGTTGCTCACGCAACTTCTTCTGTCCAGTAAACAGAGCGATGAAAGCATCTTCATCCAAGTCCTCTCGGATAAATCCGCCTTGTTTTCTAATAGCTGGCAAGACCTCTGATGTCACCCAACGCTTGAACTCCTTAGCTTGAGGCAACTTGCTTGATAAGATAAGAGAGTAGAGACCTGATTCGTTGATGACTGTCTGATTTCTCATCTGACCTGCCGTCGCGATTTGCGACGTTAGCTTATCATCTTCATCAACGTGTTTTGCCAGAGCATCTCTAGAATTTACATATCCAAGAATCTCTGCTATATCTTTCCCGACAAACCACGGTTCGTCATCAAACATCACTGTACGGACTTCCTGCCCATGAAAGTTAAAAATTTCGTTCATAGTATTCCTTTCTTCAATTTGTCGCACTTATGCGACTGTTTCGCTAAAAAAAATAGATAAAGCTTCGTCTTTTGAAAGACCGAGGGAAGAAACAATCAAGTTTACTTCTTGTATAGAGAAACTACCATTTTGTTTCATTTTTCTATAGAACGTACTCTTATCAATCCCAATATCTTTTGCTAAAGCCTCTTGAGTAGTATTGCGTTCGATAATTTTTCCTTTTAATTTCGATACATTTACCATATCTGCTCCTTTTCATTTGTCGCATTTACGCGACTTATTGTTTTAAGTATAACTGATAAAAAATGAAATGTCAATAAGAAAATCGCATTTTTGAAACTTTTTATATTGCATTTTTGCGACTAATGTTGTAAAATTATTGTGTAATATATAATAAGGGGTAAAAAAATGAATGTCGGAGAAAGAATAAAACAACGTCGAAAAGCGTTGAAAATGTCTGCGGACGAGCTTGCAGAAAGTGTAGGTGTCTCTCGTTCTACTATTTTTAGGTACGAAAAAGGAGATATTGAAAAAGTTGGACCTGAAGTATTAAAAAAAATCGCTGACAAATTAAATGTATCACCTGGAGACTTGATGGGATGGGAAGACAATCAACAAGAATTGAAAATCCCAACCTCCCCGTTGGTTCACAAAATTACTGAAAAGGTTGTCAAACTATCAACTCCGAGAAAACAAAAGGTTCTTAACTACGCTAACGAACAATTGAAAGAGCAAAATAATAAAGTAATCACAATTGAGGAAAAGCTTTTTGAATATCGTGTTTTTGAAAAACTTTCAGCTGGTACTGGATTCTCATACTTCAACGATGGGAACTATGACACTGTTTTTTACGACAAAGACCTAGACCACGATTTTGCTTCTTGGGTTTTCGGAGATTCCATGGAGCCTAAGTACATGAATGGAGAGGTCGTTCTCATCAAAGAAACAGGTTTTGACTACGATGGTGCCATTTATGCAGTTGACTGGGATGGTCAAACTTATATTAAAAAAGTCTATAAAGAAAAAGACGGTCTTAGACTCGTCTCTATCAATAACAAATATAAAGATAAATTCGCACCATTTGAAGAAGATCCAAGGATTATTGGGAAAATAGTCGGAAACTTCATGCCAATTGAAAATTAAAAGGAGAAAGTTATGAAAATAGGAATGAGAAAACCAAGTCTGACCAGAAGTTTAAAAGCTAGAACTACTAGTAAATGGAAGAGACAGGCAAAAAAAGCCCTTATCCCTGGCTATGGTAAAAAAGGGATGGGATGGGTTAAAAATCCAAAGAAAGCTATGTATAATAAGGTTTATCATAAGACAACCTTTGGACTTTCGGATTTGTTCAAATCGTCCAAAAAGAGCAAGAAGAAAGTAGACACCAATAAACAACAATCTATTTTGTCATCTAGCGGTAAAAAGCAACACACTCCAAAAGAATATAAAGAAGCTGGACTTGTCTTTATGGTTTTAGGTGCTATATTCCTATTTTTATTTCCACCTCTCGGTTTCTTCTTGTTTATTACTGGTTTTATAACTTACATTATTGGTCGTTTAACTGCAAAGCGAGAGAAAAAGCAGAAAGTTGAAAATTACAGTCCACAGATTGATACAATTGTTTTCCGAGATAATTTTTTATTAATGGGAACAAATTATCATCAAGAAGAAGCTGAGATTGCAGCTGATTTTCTTTCCAAGGGTGTCCATTATTTTGGGAAAGATAATAAGAGTTTGAAATCTTATATGCTTGAAACATATAAACCTGTTTACAAATACAATAAATTGAAAACAGTAGACGTTCAACTATTACCAGAACCTTCAAATCCGCATGATAAAAATGCTGTCAAAGTTTTAGTGAATAATATCTTTGTTGGATACTTACCAGCTGTGATCGCATCACAAATTTCATCATACATAGCTAATCCAAATTACCGATACGATGCAATCCTTACTGGTAGAGGTGGACCATATAAAACCCTAAATATTGAAACCGAGAGAGTTGTTACTCGTAAAAAAGAATTAACGTATTATCTAGATTTAACAATATGGCGCCTAGCCCAAAAATAATAAAAAAGCTCCACAATCTCCCTCGCCAAAGTTTGATTGTGAAGCCCACCCTTATAAAAAAATCAGCCATTAAAAAGGCCTCTTTTCTATACCCTATTTTACACCATGAAAGGGGTGATGTCAATATTCTCAATGTTTAGACCTTGTCCAGAAGCCGATAAACAAGGAGAATACAATGAAATATAATAAAACAAAATACCCAAATATCTATTACTATGAGACTGCTAAAGGCAAGCGTTACTATGTCAGACGTTCTTTTTTCTTCCGAGGTAAAAAAAGAGAAAAAAGTAAAAGTGGTTTCACAACTCTCCCTCAAGCTCGTGCAGCCTTGGTAGAGCTTGAGCAACAAATCCAAGAACAAGAATTAGGTATCAATACGAATCTAACGCTTGATCAGTATTGGGATATCTATTCTGAAAAGAGATTGTCAACAGGGCGCTGGAATGACACTTCATACTACCTCAATGACAATCTCTATAAGAACCATATCAAGTCAAAGTTTGGTTCTGCCCTGCTTAAAAATTTGGATAGAAATGAGTATGAACTCTTTATCGCTGAAAAGTTGCAAAACCATACCAGATACACTGTTCAAACCCTCAATTCCAGCTTCATGGCATTGCTGAATGATGCCGTGAAAAATGGTAATCTGCTCTCAAATCGCTTGAAAGGTGTTTTCATCGGCCAGAGTGATATCCCTGCTGCAAACAAGAAAGTGACTCTCAAAGAGTTCAAGACTTGGATAGCAAAGGCAGAAGAGATTATGCCAAAACAATTCTACGCTCTGACCTATCTGACAATTTTTGGATTGAGAAGAGGAGAAGTCTTTGGATTGCGTCCAATGGACATCACTCAGAACGACAGCGGACGGGCTATACTGCATCTTAGAGACAGTCGAAGCAACCAGACCTTAAAAGGGAAAGGAGGGCTTAAAACGAAGGATTCAGAGCGATATGTCTGCCTTGATGATATCGGAACAGACCTGATCTATTATCTGATAGCTGAAGCTTCTAAGATTAAGCGAAAGTTAGGAATTATCAAGGAACAGCACAAGGATTATATAACTATCAACGAGAAAGGTGGTCTCATCAATCCAAACCAGCTAAATAGAAACTTCAATCTAGTGAATGAAGCAACAGGATTGCATGTAACACCTCACATGATGCGCCACTTCTTCACGACTCAAAGCATTATTGCAGGGGTTCCGCTTGAACAATTAAGCCAGGCGCTGGGCCATACAAAAGTCTATATGACCGATCGTTACAATCAAGTAGAGGACGAACTTGCTGAAGCGACAACAGACCTATTTCTTAGTCATATTCGCTAAAAAAGTCCCCGCCAATTCCCCGACCAAAATCCGAAAAATACCGAAAAATATCGAAAAATTATTTTTAGAATAGTCCCCAAAAGCCTGAAATAGAGCTAAAAAACTCCACCTGATTCGGTGGAGTTAAGGGAGATTATTATGAAAAAGAAAAGTTTAGGATATTTGTTACAACAAGTTAGGAGGTCTTCTTGTAACCGTTTATAGTATACCCGACCTATCTTAAACAAATCTTAAAAATCTCTTAGGACCAAACACTTTCTAAAATATTTGTTTGTTCACGACCAGGACCTACTGAGAAAGTAGAAATACGAACGCCAACCAATTCACTCACACGACGAACATAGTTACGCGCATTCTCAGGAAGATCTTCCAAATTGCGAACTCCGGTAATATCTTCTGACCAACCTGGCAACTCTTCATAGATAGGCTTGCAACGTTTCAATTGTTCAAGACTAGCTGGATAGTAGTCAATACGTTGACCGTCAAGATCATAGGCCACACAGATTTTCACAGTATCCAAACCGCTCAAAACATCAATAGAGTTCAAAGAAAGGTTAGTAATACCAGAAACACGACGGCTATGACGCATCACAACTGAGTCAAACCAACCTACACGACGTGGACGACCAGTTGTTGTACCATATTCATGACCCACTTCACGGATACGTTCTCCCACTTCATCAAACAACTCAGTTGGGAAAGGACCATCTCCTACACGACTCGTATAAGCTTTACATACACCTACAACCTTGTCAATCTTGCTTGGACCGACACCAGAACCAATTGTCACACCACCAGCTACAGGGTTTGATGACGTAACAAATGGATAAGTACCTTGGTCGATATCTAGCATAACACCTTGTGCACCTTCAAAAAGCACACGTTTGCCATTATCAAGCGCATCATTCAAGATAACAGATGTATCTATCACGTATTTCTTGATTTGTTGACCATATTCGTAATATTCTTCAAAAATATCATCGAAAACAATCGCTTTACTGTCATACAATTTTTCAAAAAGACGATTCTTTTCAGCAAGGTTACGTTCTAAACGCTCACGGAAAATATCTTTATCTAAAAGATCTGCAATACGAATTCCAACACGAGCAGCCTTGTCCATATAAGCTGGACCAATTCCCTTAATTGTCGTACCAATCTTATTGTCGCCCTTAGCTTCTTCTTGCAAGCGATCCAACTCGATATGATAAGGCAAAATAACATGCGCACGATCAGAAATACGCAAGTTATCAGTTGTTACACCTTCCTCATGAAGATAGCTCAACTCTTTTACAAGAGATTTAGGATTTACAACCATACCATTCCCAATGACAGATATTTTTTCAGGGAAGAAAATCCCAGATGGAATCAAGTGCAACTTAAATTTCTTACCGTCAATCACAATCGTGTGACCAGCATTATCACCACCTTGGTAACGTGCAATCACTTCTGCATTCGCTGAAAGGAAGTCTGTAATCTTCCCTTTACCTTCATCACCCCATTGGGTACCTACAACAACAACTGAAGTCATAATTTTGTCTGAGCCCTCAGGCTCTTCCTTTCTCACATACATGGCAGGACTCTCACCTGCAATTATATCTTACAATTTATTATAATAAAAAATCGCCTTTTTATCAAGAAGAAACAATAGAAAGATTTGCTATTTCCAACTATTAAAAAATGATTTAGAAAAATTACTAGCTATTTACTATTATCTTTCCATAAAAGAGTAAATTAGTTCGGAAATTTACTAAAATTACCTCAACAAGAAATAAAACCCCGATTCATTACCAATTTTTCAAGATACAAACGATAAGCAACACGATAATGGTAAACGATAAAATCCTTACGACAACCAATGCCATATCTCACTAAATAATAAATTAAAAATTTAAAATGAACATGTTCCCAGTCAAAATTATCACCAAATGTAGGACCATACTCTTCTTCAATACTATCATAGAAATTAGCCATCTGCTCATAAATTTTTTGTAACATAATCAAATACTCCTTTTCTTTTTTATAAACTTATTCTAACAAAAAATTTTACACATTCACTATCAATTCCTGAATTGTTAAAATACCAGCCTCAACAAGATAAAAATAGGAAAAATTGACAAAATAGAAACAAATTTGCTACCTAAATTTCAAACAATTAAAGTTCTAAAAAGACCGCCTTAAAACTTTTGGGTAAATCCTATTAAAACTATAATATTTTTATATAGGTATTATGGTTCTGATTTTCTAGTATAAAAAAATTCAAACTAGAATTCTCCTTAGAAAGCGTCG